CTATTGATAAAACAAAATCAAATTTTTGGATTTCAGTATACGATAACATCAAAGGTGAGATGGCTGGTGTTGAATACAATACTAAAAAGAATTTAGCTTTTAATGAATGGTGGGCTGATAATGTAGATTATGATGACACTGATGGAAGTTTGTTTTTAAAATGGTCTACAGATTACGATAGTGAATATTTAAAAGCTCATAATAATCAATCTTCATATTTTTTAAAAGGTATGAGTGGTTATTTTAGAGCTGCCAATTCACAATTATCAAGTAAGTATTCAAAAATAAATGCAGAAAAATTAAAAACAAAAGGAACAAATAATATTATTTCTTTAGTTGAAAATCATTTAAACGAAGATGATCCTGAAATGGCACTAGGAAAAATCAATGGTATTGATACAAAAAATAATTTAGTAAGATTTGTTTCTAAACAAGAATTTAATAACGCAGTAGTTGTCGGATTTCAAAATAAAATTGCAGAGCTTACAGTTGTAGGAGATCCAAATGCAGATTTTGATAAAGCAGAACAGTTAATAGATGCGTTATTAGATTTTAAAAGACCAACAGGTTCAAAGTATGTAACTGGTGCTACAACTGAAAAATTAAATGATTTAAAACAAAAAATCTTAACTGAAAAAATTAGACATGAAACTGCTATGAAAAATGTTTCTGATAATAATGAAGTTAATGATTGGTATAAACAAGAAGAAAAAACTTTAACATTATCTTTAGGTTGGGATCCAATTAAAACAGATGATACTGGTGCTAAAGAAAGAGCTGATTTAGCTGCTGATGAATATAAGAAAAGAGCTATTACTTGGTTAAGAGAAAATAGAGATTTATCTCTTGATGAAAAGAAAACTTTTTTAATGGATCTTCGTATGGATATTAAAAATAAATACGATGGTGTTGAATCTACTTCAATTTCAATTTTTAATTCACAACACAAACCATACAATATTAAAAGAGATCTTGTAGATGTTCAAGGTGGTATAGCATATTTAGCTTTAGTACGAGAAGGTACTGAAACATTTGAACCAGAAAGAGTTACAAAATGGGTTTCTATTGCAAAATTAAATGGCTATGCAGACAAAAATGGCAACATCAATCCTACAGAATTATTAGCTTTCTTAATGGATTACGAAGCTAAAATTAAAGCAATGGGAGAGTAATGACTCAGATTGACGAAGAAAGATTAAAAAAAATTTTAGAAGAATACAAAAAAGAAAATCCTGAAATTAAACCAAAAGATTATGGTTTAGTAAAAAATGTAAAAGAAGATAATTTTAATTGGTGGGATATTACTAAAGATATGGCAATGTCAGTACCAGAAGCAGGAGTAAATTTTGTAGAATTTACAGGAGATTTTTTAGAAAGAAATATACCAATAGATTTTATGAAAGGACCTGCGCCTTTAAAATTTGATGGTTGGGGTGATGGAGTAATTAAAACGAATGATTTTATTCCAAGAATTTTAAGAGGCGAAGAATACGCAGAAGAAAAAAAGAAATATAGTGTAGACGAAAGACAACTACCTCATTTTCACAAAGCCGAAACTTGGCAAGGTGATATGACTGAAAGAGTTTTTAGATTTATATTTGGTTTGATAGGACCAACAAAAGGTTTAAAAGCTGCTGGAGTAACAGGTAAAATTAATACTGTTAAAGGTGCATCTGTTCTTGCATTAAGAGGAACAACATCAGGAGCAATAGCTGATGCTACAGTTTGGGATCCAAATGAAGGTCGTATGTCAGACTGGTTAATTGAATTTGATTCACCATTATTAAATAATAGAGTTACACAATATTTAGCGTCTGATGATGACGATACTGCTAATGAAGCAGCATTAAAAAATGTTTTAGAGGGAATGATTCCTGGAATTGCAGCTGAATTAATTATTGGTATTAGAGCAGTTAAAGCTGCTAAACAAGCAAAAACTGCAGAAGCTAAACAAGCTATATATAAAGAAGCTGATAGTGCAATTAAAGATAAACAAAAAATTAGAAAATTAAATACACAAAGAGCAGAGTTATTAGAAAAAACTAAACAACTTGCTAATGAAACTGATAAAGTAAAAATAGATCAACTTACAAAAAGAATTACATCACTAGCTAAAAAGATTCATAAAATCGAATTTAAAACTAATAAAGCTATTAAAATAAAAGATGTTGATAAAAAATTAAAAGTTACTAAGAAAACTGCTAAAAAAGATGTTGAATCGTTTTTTGGTAGTATTTTAAATGTTAAAGCTTTTAGATCAGGTGTTCACGTTTTAAGAACTATAGATCAATTATCAGAACATTGGGACGACTCTTTAAAAACTTATTTAAACAGTGATGTCTTAACAAATGAAGCTGCAAAAGATTTAGCGAATATATTAGCTATTAAACCAGAAGAATTACTTAAAGCTTTACCTAAAATATCAGCAGAAGCAGATCAAGGTGTAATTCGTATGTTAGCTACAAAAAAGATTTTAAATGATCTTGTAATACAATTTAGAGATCAATCAGCTATATATGTAAAATCATTTGGTAAAGATAGAAAAGCTTGGTCTAAAGATGCTTTAGATGATGTAGCAAGATATTCACAAATTATAAGAGAAACAGTTACAGGATTAAAAAAGCAAATAAGAGGAGCAGCTAGAACTACTCAAGCTGGTAATATTAAAGGTTTAACTGGAACTGGTAAATTAATTGATGTTCAAAAAGCAGCAGATACAATTTTAAATTTTAAAGGTGATGCAGTTACAATCGCTAACAAAATAGCAAACTTAAAAGATGTTGATGAAATTTTAGAAAAAGTTGCAAAAACGAAAACACAAAAAGCAATTGAAGTAACAAATAGTGTTTACATAAATTCTTTACTTTCAGGTATTTGGACTCATGCAGTTAACATGACTTCTGGTCTATATGAAATAGCTTATGTGCCATTAGAAATTATTGGTGGTGGTGCATTAAGAGGAGATTTAAAAACTGTAAGATTAGGTTTTGCTCAATACAGAGGTATGATAATGAATTTTAGACAGACTCTTAAAATGACTGCTTTAGCTTTTAGACAAGGCGATGCAGTATTAGATCCTTTAATGAGAACTCAAGATAACTTAGAAATTAGAGGTGGAAGAGCAGTAAGACCAATATCAGCAGATAATTTAGGATTTAATGGAAAAATTGGAACTGTTGTAGATTGGTTTGGACACTTTTTAGAATTACCATCAAGATTACTTTTAACTGGAGATGAAGTTTTAAAACAAATTAATTTTAATGGAAGACTATACGCTAATGCAGTTGAAAATACTTTAGAGCGTGGTTACAAATTAAATTCAAAAGCAGCTAAAGAAAACATAGAGCAAATAATGAATAATGCTTTAAAAGAAAATGGAACTGCTAATATTGATCTTCCTATAGTTGCAGATGCTTTAGAATCAGCAAGAAAAGGAACATTTACAAATGCTTTAAAAGATGGATCTTATAGAAATTGGGGTTCAGCTATAGAAGCTTTCTTTAATAGAGTACCTGAATTAAGATTTATAGCTCCATTTATAAGAACACCTACAAATTTATGGCGACACTTTGGTAATCGTATTCCTGGATTAGGAGCATTTACAAAACAAAATAGAACTTTGTGGAACTCAGGTGATCCAAGAGCTAGAGCAGAAGTAATTGGTAGACAAATGTTTGGTATGGCAGCTACAATGTATGCAGTTGATTTAGCTTATACTTATGTCGAATTACCAGATGGAACTAAATTACCAAAATTAACTGGTCGTGGACCAGCAGATAAAGCAACACAAAATCTTTGGAGAAAAACTGGTTGGCAACCTTATTCAATTTTAGTTGATGAAGGTAATGGTAAATTTGTTTACAAAGCTTACAATAGATTAGATCCAAGATTTTTTGTTAAAGGTATAATTGCAGATTTAGTAGAAAATTCTAGAAATATAAATAAAGAAGATAAATACAATTTATTTGTAGCAGCTGTGTTATCTACAATGAGAGGTGTAACAGATAAAAGTTACACAAGAGGTATAGCAGAAGTAGCAGAGTTAGCGGGAGATATAACACCAGCTAATCTTGAAAGATTTGCCGGAAATGTATTAGGTAATTTTATTCCTTATGCATCAATGAGAAGTCAAGGTATTCCATTTATTTTACCTAAAGACAAAAATGTTTATGAAACAAGAGATTGGGTAGATAAAATTATTTCAAAAACACCATTTGCAGAAAGTAAATTAGAAAAGAAAAGAGATGTATTTGGTGAACATATTGAAAGAAATACAACAGGATTTTGGACAGATTCAGATGGAATCTTATCATGGTTTACAGGACCAACAGGTATAGGTCAAAAATCAGAATTAGATTTAAACAGAGATATAATGGAATTAGCTTCTTTAAAAATTGGATTAACAGCACCAGAACCAGTTAAATTTAAAATAGTAGATTTAAGAGATTTTAAAAATAAAAGGTATGAAAAAGATGGCAAACAATCTGCTTATGATTATTGGCAAGAACAAATTGGTAAAGTTAAATGGAATGGTAAAACAATAAAAGAATATTATGCAGCAGAGTTTAAAAAATCTTCATGGAGAATGAGACAATCTGGCGATCTTAATTTTGATGGTGGTAAAGAAATGATGGCTAAGAAAATTTATGAAGTATTTAAAAAGAAAGCTTATGCTCAAATGATTAAAGAATATCCAGAAGTAAAAGAAGCTATAAAAGCAGCTCAAAAAACAAAAGGTGGTTTATTAAAATCAGATCAATCTGGGACACGTTTAGATAAAACACAAAATAACTTAGAAAAGGTTTTAATGTATTAATATGGCTAATTCATTTGTAGAATATACTGGAGATGGTAATACTACCAATTTCTCGATAACTTTTGCTTACTTAGATTCTTCACACGTTTCATGTACAGTAGACGGTTCATCTACATCTTTTACTTTTTCTAGTGGTGGAACAGTTGCTACAATATCACCAGCTCCTTCTAATGGAGCTTTAATTAAATTTAGTAGAAATTCATCACAAAATACAAGATTAACTGATTACGCATCAGGTTCAGTATTAAAAGAAGAAGATTTAGATACTGATAGTAAACAAGCATTTTTCTTAGCACAAGAAAGTATTGATAATACAGGCAGTAAACTAGGACAAAATACTTCAAACTTTCAATACGATGCTCTTAATAAAAGAATTATAAATGTTGCTGATCCAACATCAGCACAAGACGCTTCTACAAAAGCATACACAGATTCAATATTAACAACAAACAATACTGCAGTAGCAAATGCAACAACACAAGCAAATAATGCTGCAGCAAGCGCGGCAACTGCAGCTGGACATGTATCAACAGCTCAAGGTCACGCAAACACAGCATCAGGTCACGCAACTACTGCTTCAAATCAAGCGACAGCAGCAGCTAACTCTGCAACACAAGCAGCTAATAGTGCATCTAGTGCAACAGTAACAACAGGATTAGTTATCGCAATGGCGATAGCTCTTTAATAAAAAAGGAAATAATAAATGGCTCAAAACTTTAGAAGATACACTTCAAACAATGTCGGAACTTCAGTAGCAGATGTTTATACTGCAAATAGTTACGATACAATTGTTGGTATAGCTTTGACAAATGTTCATAGTAGTTCAATTAATGTAGATGTTTATATTAATGATGGCTCTAATGATATTTATTTAGTTAAATCTGCACCAATTCCGGTTGGCTCACAATTACAGCTTATCGATGGTGGTGCAAAAATTGTTGTAGAAAGTGGAGATGTAATCAAAGTAAAATCTGATGTTGCAAGTTCTTGTGATGTTTGGATTTCTGCTGTTGATGCAATTAGTACATAATGGCTTACATTGGACAATCTCCTCGTGGCGTTATAACAACTTCAGCTGAAATACAAGATGGTGCAGTTGAATTAGTTGATATAGCTTTAGCAGCAAGAGAGCAATTAGGTAACACAGATTTATACGGATTTGTAAAAACGAATGGTACAGGAAATCAAAAAGAAGATCTTGTACTTCATTATACAAATGGTTCTGATAATTTATCAGTATCTACAAACAACACTGAACAAACTGATTTATATGATGAAAGTTTTTTCAGTAAAAAAGGACTTACGTTTACAGTTGACGCAAATGGCAATCTGAACGTAACAGTTTAAAAATAATATAAGGAGAAAATAATAAAATGGCGACAGTAAATTTAGGAAGAATTAAGCCAGTTTTTAGAGGTGCTTATAATAACTCAACAGCATACGTTGTTGATGATATTGTTACGCAATCAGATGAAACTTTCATTTGTATTCAAGCTTCTACTGGTAATGCAACGTCCAACGCTTCCTATTGGACAAAATTAGCGGCTAAAGGAGCAGATGGTACAGATGTAGGTACTACATTAACAACACAAGGTGACATTTTATACAGAGATGGATCTGGATTACAGAGACTAGCAAAAGGTACATCTGGCAATGTCTTAAAACAAGGAACTAATCACCCAGAATGGGGAACAGTATCAGGTGGAGTTTTATCAGTAAACTTTAATTCTTATAATGGTACTTCAACATCAAATGTTGGAGATGGCTCTTGGCAAGAATTAGGTGCTGTTAATTCAGCATTTATACCTTACAGAATAGATGTCACTCCACAATCTGCATCAAGTAGATTTCTTATAAAAGCAACAGTTAATGCAGAATTTGACCAATATGGGGGAGTTGTTATTGGGAGACAAATTAACGGAACTGGTACTATTGTTAATTTAGTTGGTAGTGGTAAGCATGTTTTTGGTAATGGTACTGGCGACCCTTATCATAACGCATATGTTCAAGCTAGAGATTATCCTAACACAACCTCTCCAGTAAATTATCGTATTCATGTAAGAGCTAATAATGGAGAAAATGTTAAAGTAAATCAAATTAGCCAATACAATACATATAGGCATGGAATTACTTTAGAAGTAATAGAATTATCAAGTGATGTCGCAAGTTGGACATTCAATGGAACAGGAGATACTTTATAATGAAAACAATACTAGACGCAATATTATCAATAAATCCTAAAGCTGAAGTTAATTTAGCAGATGGAGAAGATATAAATACTATAACTTGGAGAAATGGTACAACACCTATTCCAGTTGAAGATATACAAGCAAAACTTGATGAGTTAAATGAAAAAGAAAATAACTTACCAAATGTTAAAGCTAGTGCAAAAGCTAAACTTATGTCTGGCGAAGCATTAACAGAAGACGAAGCTAATACAATAGTTTTATAAAAATAAATTTAAAATACGGGAGAGAAATTAGTGGCTTTAATAAAAGTAAATAATAGAGCAATAAATTTAGATGCGGCAGAAATTCCAAATCTAGACGCAAGTAAAATTACGTCAGGAACTTTTAATGACGATAGGATTGCAGCTTCTAATGTTTCTCAACACGCAACTTCTTTTGATGATAATAAAATTGTTAATGATATTTCTACGTTAGGATTAAGAATACACACGCAAGAAAATCTTAATGCAAGTAATACTAACTCAGCTTCCTTTGATGTATTTCAAGATAGTTCTGGGATTACAAATTTAACTAATACCTTACGAAATGCTAGTGAATATATAGATACAACAAGCACATCTAGTTCAAATACCTCAATGACTTTAGGTTGGAATACTTCAACCTCAACTTCAAATGCCTCATCTTTAGTAAGTGGAGTAGCATTAAGAATTAACGATAGCAATTATGATAGTGGTAATGAAAGTAATTTTTCTATGGGAGATGGTAATGGTGGTTATTCAGATTTACAATTTGCTAGAATTACAATGGACCATGCTACAGTAAATCATTCTCCATCTAGTGGTTCTTTTTGGCAAGATGGTGGTAGTGATGTAAACTGGAAAAATAACTATGGTGGTTCTGCTAGTAATGGTCGTTTCAATGTAATTTATGAAATTAAACAAGGCAGTTATACTGGTTTTACACCAAATGGAGTAGCAAGTTATGTAGGTCGTAATGGTGGTGGAAGTATAACAGGTGTAAAAATATATGGGTTAGCTTCTAGTGGTGGTACTCTTGTTGAACTTGGACACCCACAAAGTACTGGACAAATGGGTCATGGAACTGTTTACGACCATACAATTTCTAACTCAACAAGTTATCCATATATTGTTTTAAGTTTTTATATGTCTGGTTCAAATCACATTGGTTATGATAAATTTGGTCTTATTGGAACAGCACAACAAACAATTTCATCAACAAGTGCAACTGGCTCGTTTGAGGGAAATGCAATTACAGCTTCATCAACAAACAAGATGGGTGCAGTAATTACTTATCAAGACAACGCAGGTACTAACGCATTAAATACAGATATAGTTTTAAAACTTTCTGCTGATAATGGTAGCAACTATTCAACTGCTACACTTACAGCTTTACCAGATTTTGCTACTGGTATTAAGATGGCGAAAGTCAATGACCTTTCAGTAACAGCAGGTACACAATTAAAATATAAATTAGAATTTGCTAATCAATCTTCTGGTTCAAAAGAAGCTAGAATAAGAGGAGTATCATTACAATATTAATATGGCTTATATAGGAGTTGGTTTATCCGACATTCAACAAATAGATAAATTAGATACAATTACTTTATCGAGTGCAACAACATACAATTTAACTAAAGGTGGAGTAGCATTTACACCACTTTCACCTTTTAATATAATTTGTTCAATTAATGGTGTTGTACAATATGGAAATTTTACTACAAGCACATCTACAATAACTTTTACAGGAGCAACTTTAAGTAGCTCTGATACAATGGATTGGATTTTACACATTGGAAATGGTGTACAATTACAACCAAATGATGGATCAGTTACAGCAGCTAAATTAAGTACAGCTGGAATTGCTGCAGGAAACGTATTTAAAGTTAACGATGCTGGAAACGGTTGGGTTTTAGGTAATGCAAGTTCAGCAGAAGTTTATGGATTTGAAAGATATTCTACAGCTTCAACTATTCACAAAACAGTTACAGAAAGCGGAAGTAAATATTATATTGATGGAGTACAACAAGATACTTTAGAATTGTTTGAAGGTAATACTTATGTGTTTACACACCCATCAGGACACCCATTTAGATTTGCAACTGCTACTGATGCAGCAGGATCAACTGAATACACAACTGGAGTTACTGTAGACTCAGCAACTCAAGTAACAATTGTAGTGCCAAGTAATGCACCAACATTACACTACTATTGCAGTTCACATACTGGTATGGGAGGACAAGCAAATACTCCTGCACCAATGAAAGATAATTTAAGAGTAATTACGACCGATCAAGGTCAAGATAACATTTCAAACGCAACATACGCCACGTTTGCTGATGTTTTATATAGTGCAAGTGGTTTCACTTGGTCTATGGATAATAATGGCGATCTAATTGCTACAATTTAAGGAGATAAAATGGCAACAGTAAATATAGGATCATTGAAGTTTAACTGGAAGGGTGCTTACAATGGTTCAACAGCTTATAGCGTTGATGACGTAACTTCGTACAACGGATCGTCATACATTTGCATATTGGCAAGTACAGGTAACCTTCCAACTAATACAACGTACTTTCAACCAATGGCAACAAAAGGTACTGACGGTACTGACGTTGGCACAACATTAACAACTCAAGGTGACATTTTATATAGAGATGGCTCTGGTTTACAAAGATTAGCTAAAGGTACAGCAGGACAGGTTCTTAAAATGAACGCAGGTGCAACAGCACCAGAATACGGAACATTATCATCTGACTATGTATATTTAGGTGGAGCTTCAACTTCAAATACAAGTGACCTTCATGTTGATTTATTTTCAGCAGATTATGACATTTACGAAGTATTTATTCATAATTGGTATGGTACTGCGGCAGGTAATGGCACACAACTTCAATTTAATACTGCGGCAAACACCCCTCAAACTGGCAGTAATTATAGACATATTTTTAGTGGTTATTATTGGAATAATTCTGATGGAAATGGCGACCAAAGAACAGGAGATTGGAACGACAGTAATATAGCTCTTTCAAATTTAGGTGGTGGGTCTGACGCAAATGTTTATAGATTAACTTTTATAAATCCATTTTCAGCATCTTATAGAACAAGTGTAGTAATGACTGGTGGTGGACACGAAACTAATCACATATATTCAAGACATGGTCAAGGTTATTACAATGTTGCTCAACAACATACTGGATTTACCTTATTTGCAAGTAGTGGAAATATATATATAGACTACTTAAAAGTATATGGATTAAAAACATCATAGGAGAATAAATGAAAAAAGGAATATTAGATAAAGACGGATATAGAGAAGTTGAATTAACTTCTGAAGAAATTTCTGCAAAAGAAGCTAGAGATGAAACTGAAACAGCTAAACGTCAAGCAGAAAAAGACTCAGAAGTAGAAAAAGAAACTCTTAAAGCTAGTGCTAAAGCTAAACTTGTAGCAGGGGAAGCTCTAACACAAGAAGAA